CACATACACAAACAGGAAACATAATAGAAGTCACCCGAACAAAACGGATTTTGCGATTACAAAACAAGATTTAATTGACTTGTGGTACAAACAGAACGGTAGGTGTGCAATATCTGGCGTTGTACTAACCCACCATAAAGATGGTGGGGGACGAAAAGATTTCAACGCAAGTATAGACCGGATAATTCCACACGAAGCCTATACGCCAGAAAACATACAGCTAGTTGCTGGAAGAATTAACTTTATAAAACACGAGCTTTCGGAAGATTTATTACACTGGTGGGTACGCACAATATACGAACACCAAAAATTTGGGGAGAAACCTAGCGATAATGGCGAAGACAGTATTTGACGTATTGAAAGAAAAGCTACAAGAGCAACAACGTTCTTGCGAAGAATCCTTGGTAGCTGGGTCAGCTAAAGATTATGCCCAGTACCGTGAGATTTGCGGGGTGATACGAGGTCTAACCTCCGCAATACGAGAAATTGAAGACCTCTCGCGAAACTTTTTGGAAGACGAAGATGACTGAAATGACTGCGTTAGAACAGAAACGTAAGCTAAAGATAGAGGAGCAGCAAGCACAGGAAGTGGTTTTAGAGGAACAAATACCTAAACCCGTCGGGTATAGGATTCTAATTGCCCTACCAAACATTGAAGAAACTTACGGTGAAAGCGGCCTTCTGAAGTCCGAAAAGACCATGCGCGATGAGTATATTCTGTCAATGATTGGGCTAGTTCTGGATATGGGCGAGCAAGCATACAGCGATACAGACAGGTTCCCCACTGGCCCGTGGTGTGAACGGGGTAACTATGTGATGTTTCGGGCTAATAGCGGTACAAGATTTAGGGTTGGCAAGCAGGAATATCGTCTAATAAACGATGATTCTGTGGAAGCCGTCGTCGATGATCCGAGTAAAGTAACTCGTGCGTGAGGTGTAAAATATGGCTATGCAGCAGGTAGGGTATGAGTTTCCTGACGAAAAAGCAGAAAACTTAACAGAAATAGAAATTAAAGCGGATAACGAGGTTGATACTAACATAGAGGTTGAACCAGCCGTTGGACGTGAAACTATACAACAGAAACCAAAATCTGTTAAAAATCAACAAGATACAGAAAGTCTCCAAGCTGGAGAAGTCGAAATTGAAGTTGAAGACGACACCCCAGCCGCAGACAGGGGTAGAACTCCGTCTGAGCCGCCAGCAGAAGTCACTGACGACGAGTTAGAAAATTACTCCGAAAAGGTCAAAAAACGTATCCAGCACTTTAGCAAGGGCTACCACGACGAACGTAGGGCTAAAGAACAGGCACTGCGCGAGCGTGAGGCCGCCGAAGCCTATGCTAGACAGTTGATTGAGGAAAACAACCGATTGAAGTCCGATGGTATAAAAAACCAGAATGCTTTGATTGAATCAGCTAAAAGGCAGGTAGAAGCTGAAATGCTGGCTGCTAAACGTGCCTATAAAGATGCGTACGAAAGCGGAGAATCTGATGCTATTTTGGAAGCCCAGCAGCAACTAAACAATGCACAGATACGTATGGAAAGGGTTTCTAGTTTTAAACCTGCAAAAGTGGAAAAAGAAACTCCTTTACAATCAGATAGTAATAGAGTACAACAGCAAGTACAGGCACCCCAAGAACAGCAAATTGCTAGGGATGTCAAAGCCGAAGCATGGCGCGACGAGAACCCGTGGTTTGGCTCTGACGATGAAATGACCGCTTTTGCGTTGGGGTACCATAACAAATTAGTCAAAGAGGGGGTTGACCCCCAATCTGACGATTACTACGAGAAGATAAATTCTCGTATGCGGAAAGTATTCCCGGATCAGTTCGATGACGGGATAGATGAACCAGAGGAACCAAAAAAGAAGTCTAGCAATGTGGTTGCCCCCGCTACGCGGAGCACTTCACCTAACAAGGTGCGACTAACTCAATCACAAATTGCTATCGCGAAACGTCTTAACGTACCTTTGGATGTATACGCCAAACAGGTTGCACAATTAGCGAGGAATACATAATGGCTGAGAACAGACTCGATAGAGAGCTAAACACTCGTGAGAAGGTAACTAGGAAACGCTCATGGCGCAGGCCCGAGACGTTACCTACACCCGAACCGCAGGACGGTTGGGGCTTCAAGTGGGTTCGCGTAGCTACTCGTGGAAATGCTGATCCTACCAATGTAACCTCCAAACTACGTGAAGGCTGGGAGCCGGTTAGAGCTTCAGACCACCCTGAGATTGAACTTGCAATTGTCGAAAACGAACGGTTCAAGGACAACATCGTTATAGGCGGTCTAATGCTCTGCAAAGCCCCACAAGAACTTGTCGAGGAACGCAATGGTTATTATCAAGATCAAGCAAATAGCCAGATGCGCTCTGTAGACAATAACTTGATGCGCGAAAGCGATCCTAGGATGCCTATATTTAATGACAGGCGTTCCAAGGTGACTTTCGGAAAAGGTTAATCTAAGGAGTCTATCATGGCATCTTCCGCTACACCGTACGGGCTGAAACCCGTAAAGCGGGCTGATGGCTTACCCTATGCGGGTGCCGTCACCCACTACAAAATTGACCCTGCTGGGGTCGCCAACAACATCTTCTACGGCTCAATCGTGCAGTTGACTGCCGCTGGCTATGTAGAACTGGCTGATGGCACTGGCAAAGACCTTACAACCAACAACTTCGGCGGTAGCAGTATTGGTGCCGCTGGCGTTTTTGTAGGTTGTGAGTATGTCGACAGCAATGGTCAGACACAGCACTCTCAATACTACCCTTCTGGCGCGTTGAATGCGGTAGCTTACATTGTCGATGATCCTAACGTACTGTTTCAGGCCCAGCTTGATGGTGCGAGTAGTCAGGCTGATGTAGGTACTGTTACCGGCTTTGCCGCTGCTCAGAACGCCACCACTTCAGGCAATACCGCTACTGGTAACTCTACTATGGCAATTGATGCTACTGTACAGACTACCGCTGGCGGCCTGTTGATTATGGGTTTTGTATCAGCTACTAGCGATGCTTACCCAGACGTTCTGGTTAAATTCACCACTGGCGCGCATCGTGTAACGATGAGCACCGGCGTCTAAGGAGTATTGACACATGGCTATTTCAAGAGCGCAACTCCTCAAGGAACTCCTGCCGGGTTTGAATGCCCTGTTCGGCCTTGAGTATCAGAAATATGGTGAAGAACACGCAGAGATTTTTGAAACAGAATCTTCTGACCGTTCTTTTGAAGAAGAAACCAAGCTGTCTGGTTTTGGTGCGGCCCCCGTCAAGAACGAAGGCTCTGCCATTGCTTATGACAATGCACAGGAAGCGTGGACTGCACGGTACAACCACGAGACAATTTCTATGGGCTTTTCAATCACTGAAGAAGCGATTGAAGACAACCTGTACGATTCACTGTCTTCACGTTATACCAAGGCTCTGGCTCGTGCTATGGCTTACACCAAGCAGGTTAAGGCTGCCGCTATTTTGAACAACGCGTTCAATAGCAGCTATACCTATGGTGACGGCGTAGAACTCTGTTCTACTGCTCACCCGCTGGTGTCTGGCGGCACTAACTCCAACGAGCCTGCTGTATCCGCTGACCTGAACGAAACTTCGCTCGAAGCTGCAATCATCCAGATTGCTGGCTGGACTGATGAGCGTGGTTTGTTGGTTGCCGCTAAACCGCGTAAGCTGGTTGTTCCGCCCGATCTTCAGTTCGTTGCTGATCGTCTGCTGGAAACAGAAGGCCGCGTGGCTACTGCTGATAACGACATCAACGCTATCCGCAATATGGGCGCAATCCCGCAGGGTTACACTGTCAATCACTACCTGACAGACACAGATGCTTGGTTCTTGTTGACTGACGTACCGAACGGTCTGAAGCACTTCGTTCGTACTCCGATGTCTACATCAATGGACGCTGACTTTGATACCGGCAATAGCCGTTACAAAGCCCGTGAAAGGTACTCCTTCGGGGTATCTGATCCGTTGGGCATCTTCGGAAGCCCGGGCGCTTAATGAATTAGGGGGGCTTGTCCCCCCTTTTTCTTTTCTATACACTAAACTAACTTAGGGCACCAATTAGTTTCGTAGACAGGTATTTGCCCTCCTGACGTTGCACAGACTACGAAACAAAACCTTGTGCAAGAGGTAATTCCAATGGCTTCAACCACTTTTTCCGGGCCGGTAACAAGCACTAATGGCTTTGTCGGCGACATTAAAGTTCCAACTTACACTGTAGCTACCCTTCCAGCCGCCGCTTCTGCTAATGAAGGTACTGTTCTATATGCTTCAGACGCTCTTAAGGCTTCTGAAACAACAGGTAACGGTACTGGTAACCTCGTATTTTCCGATGGTTCCAACTGGATTCGCGTAGATACTGGCGCAACTGCATCTGCTTAATGGGGTGACTTATGCCAAGTTCTGATGTTTCCAGTAAGCGAGTTACGGGAACGGGTTCTCTGGCTGTTGGCCCTGCGCGTGTAAGACAAGTACAAGTTCTTACTGGTGCTGGTGCTGGCAGGCTTACTATTACTGATGGTAATGGTGGAGCAACCCTGCTGGATTTAGACTTTCTGGCTTCTGACTCCCACTCTGTCAATATTCCTGACAATGGGGTTCGGTTTGCTACAGATGTCTACATAACTGCGCTTACCAATATAACTGCTATGACGGTGTTTTATAGCTAGGAGATTCTTATGCGTCGCTATTTTAAGGCTGGCGGTAAGGTCGACAAGAAGGCTATGGCGTGTAATTCGCCGCGCAGCACTCCGAGCCACCCTAAAAAGTCCCACATTGTAAAGGCTTGCGAGGGTGGTAAGGAGAAGCTCATTCGTTTTGGGCAGCAGGGTAAAAAGGTAGGAACCCTATCTGGCACTGCTGGCAAGCCCAAATCCGGCGAATCTGCGCGGATGAAAGCCAAGCGCAAGTCCTTTAAAGCCCGTCATGCCAAGAATATAAAGCGCGGTAAAATGAGTGCTGCGTATTGGGCTGACAAGGTGAAGTGGTAAAAGATGCCAAGTAAATCGAAGAAACAGCATGATTTGATGGTAGCGGTTGCCAACAACCCGCAGTTCGCCAAGAAAGTAGGAATCCCACAGAGCGTGGGTAAAGACTACGAAAAGGCGGATAAAGGTAAAAAATTTAAACGAGGTGGTCAAATGTCAAATTGCGGTACTAAAAGAATGAACAAGGGTGGTATGGCTGGATACCACAAAATGCCTGACGGCTCTATGATGAAAGACTCTGAGCATAAAATGATGGGCGGCGGCAAGGTAATGAAGTACGAGCGGGGCGGCAAAGTACGCGGCTACGGCATGGCTCGTGGTGGCAAACCTTGTAAGATGCGATGAAAAGCTATTACAAAAAAGGCTGTGGTTGTGGCATGAAAGAGGGGGGCACCGTAAAGGACGCTTGTTACCACAAGGTAAAAGCCCAGTACAAAGTGTTCCCTTCTGCCTATGCTTCAGGGGCCATAGCTAAATGTAGGAAGAAATCGCGTGGCGGTTCGTAAGACTAAAAAGGGCGCAGCCCTGAAAAGGTGGTTTAAAGAGGACTGGAAGGACGTTCGTACAGGGAAGGCGTGCGGACGCCAAGAGGGTGAAAAACGCGGTACACCGTACTGTAGGCCCACTAAGAGGGTGTCTAGCAAGACCCCTAAAACCGCCTCTGAAATGACTTCAACGGAGAAGAAGTCGAGGATTAGCCAAAAGAAACGGCTAGGCCAGCCCGCAGGTGCGCCCCGTAGGGTGTCCCCGCTAAAGAGGAAAAAGTAAATGGCTACATCAGGCACTACGACATTTAACCCAGACTTCACCGAGATTGCGGAAGAAGCGTGGGAACGTGCCGGTAGGGAAATGCGTTCAGGCTATGACCTGCGCACCGCCCGTAGGTCTATGAATTTGCTCACTATTGAGTGGCAAAATCGCGGCATAAATATGTGGACTATAGACGAGGGGACACTGGCCCTAACCACAGGCACAGCCACTTACAACCTACCAGCCGATACTATTGATTTGATGGAGCAAGTTATACGGACGGGTGCTGGTAACGTAAGTACACAGTCAGACCTAAACATATCGCGTATTAGTGTTTCTACGTACTCGTCTATACCGAACAAGATTTCGCAGGGCAGACCCATACAGGTTTACATCGACAGAGGTAGGGACAACCCCTCAATAACTGTGTGGCCTGTGCCGGATAGCAACGACTACACCTTTGTATACTGGCGTATGCGTAGGATTCAGGACGCTGGGGCTGGAGCAGAAACTGCCGATATGAACTTCAGGTTCCTGCCGTGTTTAATGGCTGGTTTGGCCTATTACATTGCCATGAAAGAGCCAGATTTGATGCCCCGAGTACCGATGTTACAGGCTGAATACGAGAAACAGTTTGACCTAGCGGCTGGCGAAGACAGGGAGAAAGCCTCTGTTAAGTTCGTACCGCGTATGTTTAGGGCTGTCTAATGGCGCGTTATTCTGCTGCGGTCAATGCGATTGCTATATGCGACGTTTGTGGCTTTCAGTACCGTCTACGTCAGCTAAAGAATTTAGTAGTAAAAGGTCAAGTCACGAATATAAAGGCTTGCCCGGAATGCTGGAACCCAGACCAGCCACAGTTACATCTAGGGGAATTTGTTATTGAAGACCCACAGGCTGTGCGCGACCCAAGGCCAGATTCCGCTGAGTTAGTAGCAAGTAGAGATATTCAATGGGGCTGGAACCCTGTAGGATTCAACAATAATGAAGGGCTTACTCCTGATAATTTAGAAGGAACCGGAGCCGTAGGAACTGTAACAGTAACAACAAGTTAGGAGTTACGAGATGAAACAGAAACAACCAAAAGTAACCAAAATGGCGAACCAGCCTAAGATTTATAAGGTTGCTGATTGCTGTAACCAACCGATTGATATGAAGACCAGCGGCGTAAAAACTCGTGGTAATGGCGCGGCTACCAAAGGCACGATGGCCCGTGGCCCAATGGCGTAAGAGGTAATTCTGGTGAACTACACCGAATTAAAGACAAATATCCAAGACATTTGTGAGAACACGTTCACAAATGACCAGCTTGCTATGTTCACAGAACAGGCAGAGCAAAAGATATATAACAGCGTACAAATACCTGAACTGCGCCGGAATCAGACTGGTAACGTGACTTCTGGGAATAAGTACCTGATATACCCGACGGATATGCTGTATGTGTTCTCTTTGGCTCTAACAGACGGTGATGGCAACTTCCAGTATTTGCTCGATAAGGATGTCAACTTTATTCGTGAAGCCTACCCAAACCCTAATACCACGGGGGTTCCCAAGCATTATGGGTTCTTTGACGATACTGCGTTTATTTTAGGGCCGACACCGGACAGCAATTACGTAGTAGAGCTTCATTATGGCTATTACCCTGAATCCATTGTTACTGCCGGTACGACGTGGCTTGGGGATGAGTTTGACTCCGCCCTACTAAATGGTGCGCTTATTGAGGCTATTAGGTTCCTTAAAGGTGAGCCTGATATGGTTGCTTTGTATGAGAAAATGTACGCGCAATCCGTTGTTCTACTTAAAAATCTTGGCGATGGTAAGATGCGTCAAGATGCGTATCGGTCTGGTCAAGTTAGAAAAGAGGTAGCTTAATGCTGGGCACAGCGGCAAAGAATGATATTGGGTTTGACGTAAAGGTAGTTACTACGCAGAACCGTGGGCACACGCCAGAGGAGCTTGCTGAGAGGGCATTGGAAAAGATGCTGTCCATCAGTGAAACCGCTGATCCAGCGATTAAAGCCCAAGCATACGCATATAGGGATCGGATTAAGCATTTACTGGTTTTCTATATGAGGGAGGCTATTAGGTCGGATAGAACCACTATTTGTGCCGAGTTAGCAAAACAGGGCCATGCTGATCTGGCTCACATTATTAGTAAGATATGAGGTAATTATCATGGCAATTACACAAGCAATGTGTACGTCTTTTAAGGTTGAACTGCTTAACGGCATTCACGCCTTTGGGACTACTGTAGCCCGTGCTGGCACGACCGCTGACACAATGAAGATAGCGTTGTTTACCAGTTCAGCTACGCTGGACGCTACTACTACAGCGTATAGCACGTCTAATGAGACATCTGGCACCGGCTATAGTGCGGGTGGAAATACGCTGACTACCGTGGCTCCTACAAGCTCTGGCACCACAGC